GGCCCCATCAATCCGGGGTCGGCGCAGCAACTGGCCACCGCACTGAAGCAGGTGATACCGGGGCTGGATCTCACCAAGACCAAGATGTTCCGGCTGTTCCAGGAGAGGCCAGGGGATGAAGACGAGGAGGAAATCAGCACGAACCGGGCGACACTTGAACGGGAGGCGCACAAGCACCCGATCATCGAGGCCGTGCTGCGCTGGAGACGGCTGGCCAAACTCCACAGCACGTATATCGTTGGCATCCGAGACAAATACGCCACGCGGCGCGGCACGGTGTCGTACCTTACGACTACGTTCCGTGGTGACGTGGTGGAAACCAACAGGCTCTCAAGCCAGGGCCCTAACCTACAGAACCAGCCTAGCAAGCCGGACCCTGACGACCCACATCCTATCCCGCTTGAACTCAACACGAAGCGGCAGTTCATAAGCCGGTTCAAGGACGGGGTATTCATGGAGGGTGACTTGGCGCAGGCGGAGATCCGCGTGGCGGCCATGCTCTCCAAGGACCAGAAGATGATCGCTGCCATTGAGAGCGGCGAGGATATTCACACGGCCATGGCGGCCACCTTGCTAGACAAGGCGTTCGCTGATGTCACCAAACTGGAAAGGCAACAATGCAAGCGGCTAACGTTCTTGATCCTGTATGGTGGTGGAGCCAACACCCTGAGCAGGCAGCTAGGAGTCTCCAAGGAGGCGGCCAAGGAACTGATCGGGCAGTACTTTCGTACATTCAGTCGGTTGGACTTCTACATCAATCAGCGGAAGATGCTGGTCAAAAGGGATCTGTTCTTGGAGAGCAGCTTTGGTTACAGGCGACGATTCAAGAAGCCCGCGAACTGGATGTCTCCGGATGGGTGGAGGGTTGAACGAATGGCCTGGAACTTTGTTGTGCAGAACACTGCCTCGTGCGTACTGTTCTGTGCACTGGTGAAGCTGGCCGACGAGATGGGCAAGCGCGGACTGCTGTCCAAAATAATCCTGACTGTGCATGACAGCATCGGTCTGGACGTACACCCTGATGAAGTGGACGAGGTGGCACGCCTAGTGAAACACTGTATGGAGAACCCCGACACCGAGCGATACGGTGTCACGTTGACGGTACCAATGAGCGCCGACATTGAGGTTGGCCCGAGTTGGGGAGACAAGAAACCCTATGTCTTTGAGTAGGGAAGAAGCGGTAGCATTGATCTACCAACGCAACAAGGCGAGAGATAATTCGCCTCGCAAAAAGGAGAAAGTACATGGCACTGACGAAACCAAGCTTCAAAGTGAACATCGCCGCGAGCAAGAAGTCGACCGAACGGAAGACACTGTTCGCGGACATCAAGCCGGACACCAGTATGCGCCTGCGCTGCGCCCCGCCCATGACCGAGGACGGGATGATCTTCACCAAGGTGACGAACCACTTCCGCCTCAAGAATGAGGAAGGCTTCGGCCTGGCGATGGCGTGCCTGGAGGAACACGGCGACGAGAATACCGGGACGAAATGCTACCTCTGCCAGGCAGTGAACATGCTCAAGGGTGGCGACAAGGGTGACCAGAAGATTGCTGGCGACCTGCGCGCCTCGCCTCGCTGGTACATGCAGGCGTGGATCTACGACAAGGAAGCCGACTCCTACGTTGGCCCGAAGTTGGTCGGCATCTCCAAGACTACGGCCGAGGCGGTCAACGACATCCTCGTGGCCCAGGACGACAGCGGAGACGACTACTTCTGCGACGTGGAAGCTGGCCAGGACATCGTGATCACGCGCCGGGGTTCCGGCCTCAACACCAAGTACACCGTGCAGCCCACTGGCAAGAAGACGCCGCTGTCCCAGGTGTGCCCCAACTGGGAAGAGAAGATCATCCGCGACGTCGAGGGTGCTCTGGAGTTGAAGCTGGAAGACCCGGACGGGCAGAAGCGGGCCCTGTACCGCACCTTCGAAGATGAACTGGACTGGGATGCCATCCAAAATGTCATCGGGTAACGAGCCTTGCAGGGGCTGGTTGTCGTAGCCCAAACATGTTGGCTAGCACCCGGATGATCACCGGGCTTGGAGGAGAGGGGCCCTGACGAGGGCCGTGTGGTTGGTGGTGGAATTGTGGGTTGCTACTCACAGTACCTGAACATCCTCCGCTAGTCATAAACAATAGCAACACAAACTCAACGAAGGAAACACAATGGACCCAGTACTAAAAATGTACGCAGTGCGCGACGAGATCGGACGGGACAAGGCTCGACACCAGAGCAATCCTCCCCGCCGGTTCCGTGCCAGCGGGCTGACGGCATGCAAGCGACAAGAGTTCTATCGGCAGAGCGGGTGGCGCGAGAAGCCCCGCTACGGGCTGGACGATGACTTCGGTATTGACGGCGATGTACACCACGACATCGTGCGGCAGTTGATGCTGGCTAACGGCGTGCGGCTGGCCGGCATCACGCAGAACGAGGACGGCACCACTGACGAAGACCAGTTCGTCACACACGACTTTGATGTTGACGGCCGCAGCATCACCATCTCTACACGCCAGGACGGGTGGATCTACCACGACGAGTACGGCTGGATGTTGATGGAGATCAAGTCGGCAGGGCATTGGCCCTTGCACTATATGAGCAAGGCATACTTCGACGGCTGGACAGACGAGGTTGGTATCAAGTATCCTCCTGGTGAGTTTGCCGCGCTGCGCTACCTGTACGAGAAGAAGCCCGAGTACATCGCACAGATCATGGCCGGGCTGGCTATCGGCAAGGAACGACCCGCTCACGCTCTCCCGTTCGACACGTCGGAGGGCTTCACACTGGACCACGCCTACCTGGTGATCAAGGACCGCTCGATGTGCCACATCGGCTACCATGATTACGATGGGCGCAGCCCGTTGCCGCCGCTTGGTGGCATAGTCATTCGATGGGACGCAGAACTGTTTGAGAAAGTTCTTCGTCGTTGCTACATCATCCAAGGGAAGGTAACCGATGGTACTCCTCCAATCCCCGAGTTCCCCGCAGGCAGCAAGCAATGCCGACTCTGCGCCTTCAAGTACGCGTGCCACGACGCCGACAAACGGCGAAAGAAAGGACTTGAGCCAGCCGTCGTCTACCCTGACCCGGAGGTACGAGTCCAATTCGTCGATGAGATTGTTGACGAACCAGTCCGTGGTATTGGGCCTGTCCGGAAAAATGCAAAGCGGAAAGACAACGGTAGCTAGGGCCCTGGCGAAGAAGCATGGCTACGTGCAACTGTCCTTCGCCAACTACCTGCGTGAGGACTTGGTGGCCATGGGGTTTGACAAACAGGCCCTGTACGAAACCAAGCCGCCGTGGGCACGCAAGCTGATGCAGGCATACGGAGCGGCCCGGCGTGCCCAGTACCCTGGCTACTGGCTGGACAAGCTGGTGCGGTCGGTACACATGTGCAAGCCCGGCACCGTGTTCATCGTGGATGACGTGCGCTTCCCCAACGAAGCCGAGTACATTCGCAAGAACGGCATGGTCATCAGGCTGGAACGGCCCGGCATCCCCAACCCGGACGCCGACGCATCCGAGACGGCACTGGACGACTACCAAGGATTCCAGGGCGTGGTGTACGGGGAAGAAGGGCCTGGCGCGCTGTCCGACCTGATCCAGCACGTGGAAGATGTTCTCTGGTACGAAGGAGTTGTGCGTGAATAGTCTCCTGCTTTCAATGCTGCGTGGTATCCTGCGCAAGGAGGTGTGGGAGGCCAACAAGGCCGGGCTGTCCGGCGACACGCTGACCAACGCCGATGTGTGCACGCTGGTGCAGTACATAGGGGAACTACATGCCAACACCGATGGCGACCTGACAACGGGTGCGTTGCTTATGACACTGGACGCCAAGTATCGCAGACCGGACGGCCGCAAGGCCGAGCTAGTGGACTTGGTGAAACAGGTCGCCATGATGGAGGACATGCCGTTCTCCCAACTCCAGCCATTTATATCCGACTTCCTTGGTAGGGAACTGGCCGCCCAGGCCATGACATACATCGCTAGCCGCGAGGATTCTGACAAGTTCGACCTGCGGCACCCGTATGAACTGCTGGAGAGGGCCCTATCCCTAGCCAGCGGCCTGGATTTGGGCGTGGAGGACATGTCGGACGCTCCGCCACCCTCCGCAGACCTGGAACGCATGGGCGTCGCTACGGTCGGCCTGGGGCCCCGTATGGACGAGCACCTAGCGGGCGGCGTAGGCAACGGGGAGATGCTGATATGGTTGGCCCCTCCTGCTGGCGGCAAGACCAGCCTGTTAATAAACCAAGGGGTCAAGCAGGCCAGAGACGGGCAGGACGTACTCCACATCACCCTGGAGATCAACAAGGCCAAGTGTAGGCAGCGGGTGGACCAGTGCCTGACAGGCCTTTCTAGGACCGAGCGGCTAGCCCGGCCGGAAGCAGTGGTGGCTGCACGCAAGCAACTCAAGGGCAAATACTACATCAAGGACTGGAGCAGCCGCAACGTGGCCGTGGCCGACGTCCGGTCCTTGGTCAACAACATGCGTGCCCAGGGCAAGCCAGTCACCTGCGTGCTGGTTGACTACCTGGAACTAATGGCCCCAACCAACAACAATCGCAACGGCGAGAGGTTCAACCACTCGCAGACATCGAAGGAACTGCGCAGGCTTGGCAACGAGCTTGGTGTGAAGGTAATCACGGCGTGGCAGGTTAACCGGGCAGGTGCAGACAAGCACGTGGTCGGGGCTACCGATGTGTCGGAGTGCTGGGACATTGTGAAGCATGCTGACATCATCCTGGGGCTGAACCAAAGCTCCGAAGAATTGATAAACCACATCATACGCATCAACATCATCAAGCAGCGGGAATCCACTGCGCGGCCGACCGAGTACTACTACTCCAACCTTGACCGCATGGTCATCAAAGAGACGAGAGAAGGTGACATAGATGGCGACCCCGAAGAAGTGGGTGCTGGGGATAGACCCCGGACTGGGGAATACAGGAGCCGTCCTAAGACTAACCTCTGAGGACAAAACTAAGGCGGCAGCGTGCTGGCGCAACGAGAATACTGGAGAGTGGGACGTGCTGCGTGCACAGTCCATCTGCATCCCAATGATGGAGCAGATCCTGGCGTGGGTGGACGAGTACGACATCGAGAATCTGGAAGTGTGTGTTGAGACGCCGTTCCTTAGTCGCAACCCAGGAACTCTGATGGTGCAGATGTACCTGTTCGTACTGGTGCAGGCGTACATCTATGACTACCTAGTTCCAGTGGTGCCCCAAGTGTACCTGACAATCGTGCACAACACCACCAGCAAGGTGAAGATGGCACACGACAAGTCGGCCACCAAGACGCAGATGATTGCGGCCTCCGAATGGAAGGACTACAGGAAACATGGGCTCACCTTTAACCAGGCTGAAACGTTGGCTGACGCGTACGCGCACAGCTTGTCGGCGTTCACACAGCAGCACAACCTGTCAGATATGGCACAGTACGCCGTCGTTGCCAACTGTGAGGTGTGAGTGTGACGAGAAAGTTACTTGCAATTACGTTCTGCATCGTGATGACGGGGTGTGCGGGGAGAAGCCCGGCACCACGTCCAGCGACAATTCCCAATGACGCGGCGGTGGACAGCATACAGGCAACAGCGATGTGGGAGGCCCCAACGTACGGTACTCCAGTCTGGTTCTACGAGTGCGAGTTCGCACACGGCCAGTGCGACACAACGATGCGCCTGAAGAAGCGGTTCACTGTCCCCGACAGCACGCGCACTAGACTGCGGGTGCGCGGGGTAGACACACAGTGGAGGGTGGGGCCGTATTCAGAGTGGTCCAACTGGTACCCTGTGCGCCCGTCAGGTGGAGACACAATCAACATACACGACCCGGTGCGGCCGGGCAGGGAGTAACATGGTTAGGAACATGATGATTCAGAACGCGCAGCACAAGCACGAGGACTTCGTGAATGATGTGGTTGCGTACATGCGGGCGGCCAACATCGTGGTGTTCAACGCCAGGGTGGCCGTGATCCGTGACCCGGAAGAAGAGGTCACCAAAGGTGGCATCATCATCCCGGAGGAGGGCAAGCGCAAGCTACCACGTGGCACGGTGGTTGCAGTGGGGCTGGGCGTGGAGGACAACGGAGCGGACGTGGCCGGGTACAAGGTGGGCGACCAAGTGATGTTCACCAAGTACAACCCCATCCTGTTCGGCATCACGTTACCGGACGGGCGCGAGGCCAACCTGGAACTGATGCACGTGAGTGACCTGTACATTGGATGGAGGAACAAATGAAAGAACTTTCAATCAAGGTACTGGGCGCAGCGGCCAGGGTAGTGGCGGCGGTGGTGGGCTTGGCGTTGCTGCTGGGCTGGCTGACCGCAATCGTCTGGAACCACTTCGACTTCCTGGTGGCCCTGCACCACATGTCATTGTGGGACGGCTTCCTGCTACACCTGCTTGGCGGGCTGTTGTTCAAGAACACCAGCACCAAGTAGGCCACAAACAAAAATAGCCCCTCCGGTTGTATGCCAGAGGGGCTTTTCTTTTATCTACTACCGGCCGCATGCAGGCCGTAGCCCGCCAGTCCCCACACCAGCTTGTCAAGGAAATCTTTCACGTCGCTTCCCAGCGCGTCCTTGACGGTGTCCTCCAACACCTCTATGTGCTGGTCCTTGAGGGCTAGCAACTCGACGTAGTACTCGCGCTGTGCCACAAGCAGGCTATCCTGGTAGGCAATGGTGCGGTCCTTCTCGTCGAGTTCTACGCGGGCGTCGATCAGCAGGCTAGTCGGTACTAGCACGCTGTCGCTGACGGCGTCTGAGCTTTGACTTTGCGATGCGTGCGGCCAGAACGTCAGCAGCAGTGCCGTCAGTAGGGCGAGAATCCACTTCACGGTCCACCGCCGCCTCCGCCCTCCGTACCCGTTCGGCAAATTCAAGTGTTGCACGGATCTCTCCTTCTCTATTGGCTGCTTCTGCTGCTTCCACTTTTTCTTTTACTTGTTTCTTCTTGTTCTTCTTGTCACTGAAGAACAGGCCTGCTAGCAACCCGACGGCTAGTAGCAGGATGGGCAGCAGTGTGTCCATTATTTTCTCCGCTTGGGCATTGGGGCCTTGGGTTCGTCAGCACCACCAAACAGCTTTGGTTTGGGCGGTGACAGGAACGTGCTGCGCTTGGCCTTCACGGTGCTAGTGGCTTTTGGCTTGCTGCGACTGCGGCTGGTGCTGATGCTGCCCTTCGGCATGGAGCCATTGTCATATTTGGGGTACATTACCAGCCCCGCTTTGACACGGCGTTCTGCCACTGGTCCATGCGCTTCATCTTCTCCCTGGGATTGAAAGTGGAGCGGACGCGCGCCTCGTGGTAGGTGCCACTGGCTGTGTCGGGGTTCAGCTTGTAGCCCTTCTTCACCAACTCAGTGACCTTGGCCTTGGCCTTGTTCACAGCTTGGTTGTCGAACTTCTGGTTCTTCATTACTTGCCTTTCTTATTGGCCTTGGACTTGGCGGGAGGTTGCTTCTTGGTGCGGGGCATGGGGATCTTACTCTTCGCCATCAGGCACCTGCTTTCCTTTGACGGCCATGAAGGCCCCGGTAGCATACTGGACAGCCTTGGCACCCAGCACAGTCACGATCAAAACAATCAAGGCGTCCGTGTTCTCAGCGGTGAAGTCGTGCAGCGCAAGCAGCAGCAACACACCGATGGTGAACAGGGCCTTGAAGCCAGTCAGCTTGTACGCTAACCTGATAAAGAACTCTTTCATCCAGCATCCTCCAATGAAAGTACAATAGATTTGGGGTAGGTACTGAAGTCGGTCCAGCCGTCCTCGTCCCAGGTGATTGCGGTCACTACACATTCCACGCCCTCACTGATGAAGGTGGTGGAGAGCAGGTGTCCTAGGGTCCAGCAGCGCGATAGCTCCGGCCCATGCCTGGTGCCCGTGATGTCTAGCCACTCGACGTGCACAACCCTCGCGTTGTGTGGGCTGATGTCATCGTACGGCATCTATCTCCTCCTTGCAAATTTCTCTCAGTCTATCCATGGGGAACAGTTTGCCCGGACAGATTTTGTTTGATAGCTGGCTGTGTGGTACCAGCGCGTCTACTCCGAGTCTGTATCGAATGAGCCATGGAGCCAGTACTCGCCTAGCAGCCACCCGTAACCTGGACTCGCCAGGTTTGCTGCTGTCATAATCACCGACAAAGCAGAAGCCAAGACTGCGCCCGTTGGCTCCGGCGGCATGTGCACCAACCATCCAATCGGGCCGTCCAAACAGGCAGACGAACCGGCCATCGACTTCTTCAATTCCTGCGTGGTAGCCAATGTCGTCCCAGCCTTTTACGTTCACGTGGTAGTTGTGGATAGCTGACCACGACACTGACCCGCTGTCACTAGTCAGGCTGTGGTGAATCACTATCATGTCTGGTTTCAACACTAGGCGTACCTCCCATCTTACGCACAATCCATCGCACGTCCTCTTCTATGTGGTCGGCCTGCTTTTCGATGGCGGTGGACTTGGCGTCAATTGCTTGCAGCTTGCTGTCCACCACCTCCTTTGAGTAGACGTTGTGGTTGGCGACACTCATTATGAGCACCGCCAACCCAGCCAGTATAGTGAGTACCAGGGTGCGGTACAGGTCACTACTCATCTTTGGCATTGGGGCCTCCGATAATCCCACCCTCTTGCATGATGGGGATTAGTTTGTGTATCAGTTGCGGGTTCCGCTTCATTTCTATGATGTGCCAGTCAAGAATCTCCAGTTCCTTCTTCATCTTGATTGGGTCCGAGATGTCACCAATGGGGAATCCCATGCGGCCCATCTTTTCCAGCTGCTTTTGTGCCTCTCCCCAATCTCCACTGTCCATCGCCTGCTTGGCCTTCTCCACCAATGACAGCCGCGCGATGGCAGCCTCGTTAACCACCTGCCTAGCACGAGCTTTGGTTTTCTGGACCATTGTTTCCTGAATGGAGCGGCCTCCCATGATGATGGACGGCACCTCATTGCGCTGGCCCTTGTCACCAGACGGGATGGGGATGCTGAACTTGTCACCTAGGGACACGTATTTAGCGTCGACGTCACGGCCCATGCCCAGGCCAGGAGTTTCCTTCCGGCCAGTGGCGTCCATCTCGATGGCCTGCGCGGCTTCCCGCGACAGTCGCATCATCGGCACCATAACTTCAGCATCTTTCAGTAGCTGGTCAACCGCTGCCTTGGCGTCGTCGGCCGACGCGTACCCCTCAGCGTAGTCAGTCAGCGTGGCCATGGCACGTGCCATGCTGCCAACCAACGCTACACCTGGGGATTCTAGCTGCCCCGGCTTGGGTATAGCAGCCCCGATGCCCACATACTCCTGCACGTCCATGCCAAGTTCTTGTGCTGCCACACGGCCAATCCAGCCAGACAGCATCATGAAGCGCCCGATGTAGCCTGGGTCGTCCTTGTACAGACCGATCAAGGTTTCACTCTGCTTGAACGGAAAGGACAGGAACTGGGTGGCAAGAGCCGAGCCCGACTTAGACGCGCGGCCCAAGACAGGGGCCTTGCCCAGCACGCCGAAGTAGTGGTTGATCTCTTCCGTCTGGCGCATGGCGTCAAACAGAATCTCTTGGCCATACCCAGCCTCGTCAGCCATCCGGAACTTGGAGTACCCAAGCTTCGTCAGGTTGTCATCAATGGACGCCCAAAAGGTCATGCCACGAATGAACAGTTCCGAGTCCTGCGTTGACATGGTCAGCGGCCGCATGTTGGACATGGCGTCCGTCATCTTGTTGAGGCCCTCCATGAGGTCGCTCTCAAAGATGCGGGCGAACTGCTTGTCAATGTGCATATGCTTAAACATCAACTGGCCCTCTGGAGTGGCCATCTTGAACATGGCCTTTAGCGTACGGAACATCCCGTACTTGGCTCCAGTTGCCGTCAGCGCAGTAGCAATGGACATGATCGGGTAACGGCGGTTGCCAGCCAGCAGCGACGTGTAGATCATGTTGTTCATGGCCAGCACACTGCGGCTGATACCTCCGGGCTGGTATGGTTTACCGGCCTTGGCGTACACGCCCTCCATGGTCTTGTCGATCAACCTGCCCATCATGCTGGGCTCCCCGTTCAACTGGGAGATCATCATGTCGGCGTAGTTGGCAAAGAACTTGTCACGTCCTCCTGGTCTGTTTGCATACCACATGGCACGCTTCTTGAACTGCTTCAAGGCGGGCTCCACGTGCAGTTTGCGAGACACACCACGCGAGTACACTTCCAGTGCAGCGGCGGCGTCCTTCGTAAACCCCTTGTTGCCGTTGCGCTTGAGCAGGGCACCGAGGAACACGTTACCAGTCTTCGTCATCCCAGCAAACTCCGGTAGGGACTGGCCCTTGGCAAAGTTGTTGGGGTCGAACGCATGGTGGATGTAGCCGTCGAGGAACTTGTCAGTACCAGTGATGCCGAGGCGATCCGCGATCAGGTCAAGCTCATGGCGTATGTCCACTACTGCCTTGCGCTGCGCCGAGGACAGACCGTCCATCAACTCCACGTACTTTTCATCCTTGGGCGACGTGTCGAGAATGTCAAACAGCAACTCAGACAATTCCTCGTTGGTGTCATATGTAGTTTCTTGCCTGGACATAAACCGCTTGCGCAGCGTGCTAGGCTCGTTAGGAGTTACGGCACCGAACCGCTCCATGGCCCCGTGGAACACTGAGTGCAGCCGTTGGGTTTCGGACTCAGCATTGTACAAGGCACCACGAATGAGAGGCCACGACTTTCCTGGGTCGACGTCTTCCAGCACACGCATGGGCTCACGCAGGTGCATGCCAATAGTCCGCAGACCAGCAGGCCACTTGACGCGCCACGTCTGTGGGTACAACCCACTGGCAATACGGTCGAACGAGTTGGTCTTGTGGTCCTTCCACCAATCGCTGGCCATGATGTCTTCGGTCTTCTTTCTGGGCTTGGGCAACCACGCGTCGTCGTACGGTTGGTCCAGGTACTTCACTGCTTTCTGCTTGCCCTTCGCGTCGAGTTCGTCCAGCGTTCCAGCCTTGTTCTGCTTGAACTTCTTGCCTGGACTTTTAACCTTCAGGTCGTTAATAGCATCGTCCAGAAACTGTGCACTGGAGTCATATTCCCACAGTTCCAGGTTCAGGTCTTTGGCCTGCTGCTTCATCTTCCACACGGTGTTGCGTGCGGCGTCAATGTCGATCATGTTGCGCTTCGTGCCGGGCACAATGCGGCCACCCGTGGCGGCGTGCCGTTCTGGCACCAAGTTGAGGGGAGACAGGAAGTCGTCTGGGTCGGCACCGTGTATCAGCCGCGCTAGCCCCTCGGCGGCATACTCCGCGTCGTCGGGACCGTTGGCTAGCCGGTCAGCAATGTCGTCCTCAAACATGTTGCGCTGCACGAAGTTACCATGCTGCCACTCGCCCTCTGAATCCTTGTACCAGGTGGGCTTGCGGTTGGGCTGGATAACTTCGGTGGTGCGAATGGACGCATCCTTGCGCTGCTGTGCGATCATGACACGAATCTCTTCGGGCGTGAGTTGCCGCAGCGTTTCCATCTTCCATTTGAAGTCGGCCAGTCTGCCAGAGTCGCCGCGTGCTTCTAGGCGCGCCAGATACCTCTCGGCCCGCACGATCTCTCCGTCAAGCATCGGGGTATTGCGGCCTTGTGCTTGCAGGTTGGTGCGCTGTTCCCGCATGGTAGTGAGGGCGTCATTAACTTCAAAGGTTATGCACTCTTTATGCTTCGCCAGCAAAACTGCGTCACTTTTATACGCCTCGTCGATGGCACCCATTACCTTCTTGCTGTAGTCAGCAAAGTTGGCGGCCGCGTCATCACCAGTAAATCTAGCAGACGGCACCATGCCACCAATTGAGTCTACGTGCTTTGCGGCGTTGATGTGGAAGTCTTCAGCAACCTTTGACAGTCTGAGAAATGCTTCCGGATTGGTGTCGTGTAGCGTCTTCCACAACTTCGGATCAACAGCAAACTGGGACAAGGCACGTGCGGAGAACTCGTCGGTAGCAGCCATGTAATCCGTAAAGTCATACCCGTATTTGTGCGCGTCAGCACTGTACTTTTTGAAATCAAATCCAGCATTGCGCAAGATTTTAACCAGTTCGTCGCGGCCGTCAAAACTTAACACCGTATGGAACGCGTGGTGAAACGCCTCGTGCATGAAGGTCTTTATCACAGAATGTGGGTCTAGTATGGTGGTGTTGAGGTATATGGTCCTGGCCCCTGGTATGTACATTCCTTTGAGTTGGTGTACACTGGAGCCAGCCCGACCTTCTTGGAATGGTATAACCCGTACACCAAGTTGGTCTGCAAACCCCTGCAACGCGGCAAGCAATGGCCCGTGGGTTCCCTCGGCAGTAGTACGCCCAACTTTACCTATGTTGTATTGCTTGGCAACTTTGCGGAAGTATTCTACTGGGTGCTCGATGGCCTCATAGTTCATCGACACCATTCCTTGCAGGGTGCCACGGTCTGCTTCTAGGCCGCGCTCCCAGGGCATACCAGCACCTGGCACTGTGTCTTCAAGTATCTCCGTAGCAATCGTGCTAATGGTAGTCGGGTTGCGCCTGCCCACGCCGGTCAGGTTGATCAGGTCAAACTGGTCGCCACCCTCGTATAACCCCTGCCGCTGGAACCACACCAATTCGTCCAACCTTTCGGCGTATAGGTGCATGGCGTTTTGTAGGTGTACGGCGCTCTTCTCAGTGGGCTTGGCCAGGTGTGCAGCGTGCGTGGCGTTCAGGTGCTTTTCCGCTGCGCGGGCGGCAACTACGGTGTCTGGTAGCTTACGTGTTTTGCGAGCCACCTTGGTGCTCATCTCTGCGATCTTGGCAGTAGAAGCTCCGGCCCGCAGGCCCTTAGTAACTGCCGTAGGAGCGAACTCAAAGATGATCAGTGGGTCGGCGAATATCTCCCCGGCAGTATATACCAACGATGTAGTAGCCATAGCTACCTTGCCCATGAACCCACCATCGTACATGGCTTCGTAGAACGCGTCCATGGAGTTGGTGTTGTCGCGCCCAAAGGCACCATCCACAACGTCGCGGAACTCCAGCAGGTTTTTATTCTGCCCGTACGCGGCGTTGGTTTGGCGCAGTGTCTCAAGGTTCTGGGCATACTCTTCATCATCGCCACGCATCTTGGCCCACACCACATCAATGGTGGCGGCCCAGGGAGACGTCTCGATTGGCATGCCATTATCGTCCAGGTTGTTTTCAAGTGTCACCTTGGGGAACATGCGGCTGAGGGCTGCCGTGCCCTCTCCGCGCAGCACGCCATACAACACCTGCTGCGCACGGGCGAGGGGTTCGGCCCCGCCCATGGCAATCTGTGCCGGAGTGCTGCCAGCGGCCCTGGCCACAATGTTCTGGAACCACCCAACGCCACCACCAACGTGCTCCACAGTACCAATGGCGATGTTGTTCCTAGTCTCGCGGGTTTCCCTACGAACGTTTTCCAGGATGGGGTGCATTACCCGCGCCGGGATGTCACCAGGCAGGATGGGTCGGTGCCCACTGATGGACTCGTTAGCCATCTCGTCGGCAACACCATCGTGTCCGTCTTCGCGCAGTGCCTGCTCCATGTACCTGTAGTACAGGGTGCTGTCCACTTGTTCGGTGCTGATAGGGGCGGCCGGGCCGTGGTTGTAACGGTCCATGTGACCAACTTCCTGGCCAGGAGTTTGGTCATTCAACGGAGTCAATGAGTGACCACTCTGCTCCAGGAACCTGCGGGCGCGCAAAATCTCCTGCTGGTCGGCAAGGTCTTTTTGCGGCTGCTGGGAATTGGGAGTAGGGTTGAGAGGCATTATTATCTCCTAGGTGTGGACATGCGCTGGTCGCGTATGGCCTGTGCCTTTTGTTTGGCCGCCGGAGTCAAACGATTCATGTTGTCTTCCCACTTGAGGGCGTCTTCATATTTCTTGACACGAGACAACCGTAGTTGGGTAGCAGTGTCTTTGGACCTAAGATCCTCAAGCAACTTCGTCATTGGAGTAGTTTCCCCAATCCAGTACGACGCCTGATTCAGGTCAATGCCGTGCTTAGACATTTCTATAACAGTGCCAACGGCTTCTTGGAACACCGGATCATCACGATACGCGGAGCGCTCATCATCCGGAAGGTCCATGAAGATTTTGTAGGTGTCTAGCGCCTGCCGCTGCTCATCGGTTTGCACCAGTTGTGCATCTGGCTCCAATGCCATGTAATACGCCTTATCGCGCTTACCCTTGTTGGCGGCCATATCTGCAACTGTGCCCTGCGATGCCAATGTGACCTTTACTTCTACGGGCTTGGGCTTGGCAGTGTTGAGTATTTCCGCTGCCGTAGCGTTGTCCGTAATTGTGCTAGCAGCATCTGGCACGTCGACAGCAGTGCCCTGCTGCCAGTCGAACATCACATCTTCCGCCAGCTTCTGGTAGTGCATGCGCGTTTCCAGGTCAGACGTGAAGTAGTTGGTGATGCCGTCGCGCTGCGCGAGGTTAGACGCCATCGATATGACGTCGTTGCCAAGCTGGTTTTTCTGCGCCTGGTTTGCTTGCGCCCAACCGCCGCCCATCCTGGCAGACGCACGAGCACCGGCCGTAAGAGCCATGTTGGCACGCTGGTCCAGTGTGATAACCCCATTGGCAGCGTTTGCTATGTTGGCCGTGGACTGTGCCATGTCAACAATAGCTTCGAACTTCTGCGCGTCTGTTCCAGTGAGTGCACCACTCATGTACATCTGTATCTGTGGTAAAAGAGCAGCGGTACTCATGAGTGCATTGATGCGAATTTTGGAAATTTCGTCGCCAAGTTGTGTGGCTGGAAACACCTTCTTAATGGAGTCAAAGGCCATGGGGTTTTCAACGAACGCCATAGCAAGGGCCTCTTCCGGGTTCTCCTTGTATCTTTGGCGGTTGGTTTTTCCACCAACATCTTCGTTCAACCACGTGTCATTGAACCACTTATACGCCGTGTACGCATCAATCTTGATTTGATCATCAACGTCCTTGGCCACCCAGTTCTCGCCGGGAATCTTCTTCTGGATAAGGCGCATGGCGTCTGGTGACATAAGGCTAACGCCGTGCCCCGCTGCCCACACTGCGGCGGCCAACACACTGGCTGGCTCATTTTCCTCATTCAGAATGTTTATCATGTTGGACGAATTGGCGTGGGACAGGCGGCGTATGTACTCCGGTGTCCAGTCCATGCTGCCAACGTCGTTGACGATCATGAGTGCTTCTTCAATAGGGGCAGGATTGCCTTCATTAATGCCAAGAGTTATTAGTCTGCTAGCCACCTCGTACTTGGCAACATCGCTCTTGCCTTCCTTCATGTTGGCAAGGATGGCCGCTGGATTGTACTGCACGTTGAGTGCAAGCAAGTCCTGGATGGTGGTGGACGGCACGACGTTCTGGCCAGTGACGGGGTCGACAAAGGCCTCTGGCTGCTGCAAAAGCATACCAGACAATCGTTGCTGCATGGTGTCTACATGAGCCATCACTTTGTCGATCTGCTGCTGGCGCTTGAGGTTGTCGTCGGCGGCGGCCATGCCAGCACCTTTAACTGTCCCACTAGCCATGCCCATGGCGGCGGCCTGCCCGGACTGCCCACCAAACCCGGCCAGCGCGGCCGCTAGGCCCAGCTTGATAAGGCTTTCGGTAGACGTAAGCTTGCCAAAACCAGAAGAC